GTGCTTTTGCCGTTACGCACCACCCCGTCAGTAGCTGAACAGGAGGGACAGCTGATAGAAACAGAAGCCACTGGAGCACCTCAAAAACACCATCATACACTAAATCAGTAAGTTGGCAGCATCACCGTCTTCGCGACGTTGTCCTGTTACAAGGGCTAAATCCATAGCTAATGGGAACCATGCCGGAAGTTGATCTGCTGCCTCCCTGATGCAGTTGTATGTCTTTAGTTTCAGTCGTTCTCTTGTAACTACTATTTTCGGTGCTCTTGTTGGCGTTACTGGATTTTGAGATATACGTCCTTCAACAATGGCCTCACGAAACATATCAGACAACACAGAACGCATTGATCCTGCCATTGTGTTTTTCCCTCCTTCAATCCACAAATCAAGAAACTCGGCAATATGGCGAGTGGTTATTTCTGTCAGTAAAATCTCTCCCAATTTTTCTTTTATTGTCTCCAGTTGATTTACCCGAATTTTATAAGTATTTCTGGACACTTTTCTCCTTATAAGAATCGTTTTGTAACGTTCAATCCAGTCTGCCATAGTAAATGAGTCGAACCCTTTAAGTTTTTCAATTAAGGCAGCAGTAGAGTAGTTTTTGTATATATAGTGATTTGCTTCAATTGCCTGCGCGATTGCATCTCTTCTTGAAATTTTACCTAGTGTAAATTCTTCTTTCGTCAGAGGGTTGCGCCAGTAATATGCTTTGTCCCTCCTTCGATATGTTAAGTTTTTAGGCAAATTGGGATCGTATTTTTTCCGCTGCATGTTTTAACTTCTCCAGTAACGGACTGTCTCTCCCTTGTCGCCCATTAGGCTGATGGTGTGTTATATCGGTATCAACCTTATTGGGGTTGATATAGAAAGCTTCCGGAACCACCCTGTAACTCCTCCCGTGTAGTTCAGGTGCAGGATAAATGTTTCCATTCCTTGCCCATCGTCTCAGCGTTGATATTGATGGTGGGTTATCCGGATATCTGAGTTTTCCCCACGTTTTGAGTGTCACAAGATTCATTGCCATACCTCTTACGATATGACCGCCAGTAAATATACAGAATACTGGCGGGTGTGGTTGATTTTTAATAATCAGCTATGAAGTTCTAATTTGTATATAATGCAACTCACGAGGACAGAAGTTTCTCGCAATTAAAATTTATCAGCTTTACTTTCTGCTCTCTGGACACGCCTGCTTCTTTTTTCCCTGAGAGCATTTTTTCGCATTCTGATTTCGTTAATTTAGATTTTGAATATCTTGTCCAGTTAGTAGGAGTGCCACCTTCTTTTTCAATAGTGGCAGTTATTTTATACATGAACACCTCCATTATTATTTCCAGTAGTTCGTTTATTCCATCTTTCGAGTGCTTCTTTTTCACTTCCACCATAGCCAGTTCGGGATTCGCATCCGTTGCATTTTGCCCGGTAATATCCTGAAATTGCTTTCACCGTAACAGATGGACAACCACAAAACGGACATGGTTTAACATCGTCATATCTCATAATTTTTGTCATAAAAACTGTCTCGCGTTGGCGGTGCATTACACCGCCAGGCTGAATTATTCTTCTGAATTATCGATCACACTGTATTCCCCGGTTAATACAGAGGAGTCTGCCGGATCGATTGTCAGTGGTTCCTTTTCATCCATTGATACTGCACGCTGGATTTCAATTGAGACAGGCAGGTATTTAAACAGGCGACGAATAGCCGTTTTTTTTGCCATTTCTTCCCAGTGAGTTACCCATGGCCCGTTATTACCAGCCTTACTCTGGCTGCGCACCAGCTCAATCTGTTTGCGCGTCATAACTTCAAACTGAGTACCTCCGTCTTTCAGTCTTGCGACAGCATAGACGTGGGTAACCGGGGCATCTTCGTTTTCTCCTGGGCGGTGTATTAACTTTTCATCAAGGCCAAATTCGAAATTAAATTCGTCACCTTCACGGACAACACGGGCTGACAGGCTGGCGATTTGACCTGAACGGCGAGCCAGATCAATCATGCCGCGATAGCCAATGATTAGCTGAACGTTTTTTTTACCGCTCTTTTCGTTTTTATTACCAAAAGGCAGTAAATATGCATGACCGAGGGCGCTACCTGGCTCAAGTCCGAGCTGTGAACACTGTACGATTGCACTGACAAAACTCATAGTGTCACAGTTTCCTAACGCCGGAACTTTACGAATTTCTGTGGTGGCGATACGGATCATACGTTCAGCCGTCATATGGCGTGGAAGAGCTGCTGCCAGTTGCTCTTTCATTGATGGCTGGTTAATAAAACTAATCACGTCGTTATTTTTAATTGCTGCTGGTGCACGGTTTCCCTGAGTTTTTTGCAGATCGGCTTTTGCGATTGGTGGTTGCTTAGTCATTTGCATATTCCTTAGCCCAGCGGGGCAGTGATAACGTCTTAATAGCTGGCCATTCATTGGTATTGAGGCAGTCAGCCAGGGTTCGCAGATTGCGGTGATATTCCAGCTGACCTGCCAGTTTTGCTTCTTCGCCCATCATGAAAATTTCAACCGGATAACGTCCGCATTCAATAGTTGTGCTGGCAACCAGAAAAACGAAAGTTGGCTGCACTCCAAACTGTGCTTCATAACCGTCACTGTAGAATGCATCCTGAACGTGATAGCGGTAGTCGTAATAAGCGGTTTTGAATCGTTGAATATCCGCCGTAGTTTTCACGTCCATGATCCAGTGAAATTCAGGGATAATTTTGTCCGGACGGCACCGACACAAAATTCCTGTTTCAGGATCTTCCCAGTAAATTGATGATTCAGCGTGTCCGGCGCTTTCAACAAGCCATTGCCCCAGCGGCAAAGCCATAACGCTTTGATACATGAGTTCAATTTTCCGACCTTCTTCCGCAGTGATAACCGTTTTTCCTGTGCTTGCGCATTCCATCAGAAACGCTTTCTCTTCTTCTTTTCCGGCGTTTGTACGGCGGTTAAATTCAGGTGCTACGATAAAGCGGTTACTGAATTCTTCCGGTTCAAGTACCCGGAAGTGGAAAGCGGTTCCTAAATCGAGCGTTTTTGTCTTTGTGTTGTCCACGGGGGCATTTTTACGCCACAAATACAGTGCCGGAGTATCAGCAATGTCATCGAGCTGAGACTTACTGACACCGGGACCTACGTGGTAATTCTCATTCGAAATTCCGTAATAAATACCTGGCTCTATGTCTTCTACGATTACGGGATCTGCGACTTCGCCAGTTTCATCACTGCAATCGCGATGCGGATCGCTGCCAGCATTCTCATTGTGCGGATGTTCAGCGCCTTCCATTTCCTCCGGATCATTTTCCTTAGCTTCAACCTGATTCTCTTCATCGAATGTTTCCTGGTATGTTGCGTCGCCCATCACCGCGCCACAATCAGGGCAGTTGCCGCCACTCCTCTGGCCGCAGGCGGTGCAGATCTTTTCCGGTTCCTGTTGCACTACTGGTTCAGGTTGTTTCGTTTCTGGCTCGTTTTGTTGCGTATTTGGGCTGTTCTGTTCCGCTTTCTGGTCGTTCTGTTCCGTTTCTGGCTGATTCTGGTACACAGAATCGCGGGTCTGGATCCCCTTAATCCATTTCGGATCATTCGGGTCGCTAATCCCTTCAACAAATTCTCCGCGAGAGGCAGCCAGCAATTTGTCGGCATCGACAGGATTTTTGGGCGGAATGGTTTTCCGGGCTTCATGGAGTTCTGCCCGCAGTTTCTGATATTTCGCATCAACAGAATTTACCTGTGACTGAGCATCCAGCGGCTGCGTGTCCTGATGATGTTCAGTTGCATCCGGTTCCACTGTTTCAGCCGTTGCCTGTTTATCTGCCATTGCGCAAGATGGTTGCGGTTTTTCTTCACCATCGTGTTTTCCTTCTTCTGTTACACGCTGCGGCATCGGGGCAGAGGAACGACCGCAGGCAATATCCACGATTTCCGGATCAGGGTTGGCATGATCGGTTTCAATCAGCACCTTGTTCAGATATTCAGTGACATGCGCAGGGATAACCTCGATCCCAATTGGTGCTTCTTTTACGGACGCAACCACGATGGCGCGGGAATAATCCAGCCCGCCAGGCATGGTGATGAATTTGTCGCGGAAAACAGAAAAGGGCGGTTTATTTTCAGCGATAATTTCCTCGACACGTTTAGCGTGTGCCGGATGAAGGTTATAAATATCCACATCCATTGAACGGGCCAGAACGCCGGTGGCTACATCTCGTGCGAGTGATGTCTTATCATGTTTGAATCCTTCACCACGATCGGTAATATTTCCGCCGCCAGCGTTAGCACCGGAAGGCGTACGGGTAATTCCTGAAACATAATTTCCGTTCTGCCATTCTTTTGTCAGCAGGCCCTGATCAAGGTAGTCAGTTTTCATCCAGGTGGAAATGAACTTGTCGAATTCAGCCGGGCTGATGCGATGATTTGCAGAGTGGGGGAATGCTTTCCCTACAGATTCAGCCAGGCGACTAAGGTGATAGTTCGTCAGTTTATCCAGTTCATGATGTGCGGCGCGCACAGCAGTAAGCAGGCTCTGAAGGTAACTGTCCTCTGTGTCCATCTCCATACGGATCACGTTATTGCGTTGTTCTGGTGTGGCGTGATGCCGGTATTTTCCATCTTCATCCTTGCTGAAGAAGAAGAGGTGAAGGAAGCGATGAGTAAGGCTCAGAGTGGCGACGGGAATTTCACACTCAGAACAGTCATCGTCGCTGTCCGGGGATTCGCTTTTCTCCACATCATCCGGAATAGTTCCGTCCGGGTCATCGTTGTCATCGCCAGCAGTTGTGGCATCTTCACCGTTGATGTTGTCATTGAAGGATATAGCCATCATGGTGATGCCATCTTCCCCGCCTTTTTCATAGCGGTTGCAGAATTCAGTATCAAACACGCCTTCCGGTGGAAGGTCATTCACGACGGGGAAATTTACGCGAACGGGTTTTTTAAAGTCATCTTCATCGTAGCCAGCATCGTCAATAGCAACAGCACCACGGGATATGGCAATGGATAATTTTTTCGCTTCAGTCCAGTAGAAACCGCCTTTAATACCGAGACGTTTTCTTACTTTGTCATTTTTTGCTTCGTAATACAGTGGGTAAACTTGTTTATCGGTGCTCATTGTTTTTTAACCTCAACTCAGATTAAAATTCGTTTGTTCAGTGAATAATCTTGCCGGATACACACTGTTCATAGCCTGCGCCATACGCAGGCTATTTCTTTCAGATTTCACCTTTTAATTTCATTGCAATCAGAGTTGCCAGAAATTCGGCTTTTTTTTCTGCGGGCAGATTCTTTCCGATATGCACCAGGCACATTTTTTTGACACCTTCATCAAGTGTTTTTACGTTGCCTGATGGACCATCGATATCAACCACAGTGAATGGGGGTTTCTTTATTTTCTGTTTTAATCACGTAGCCAATACGCTTTCCTTCCAGATTAACCTCGTGAACAATGTCATCGGTAGTTACAACAGTGGCTTCATAACTGGTAATCATTTTTTCTCCTTAATTAAGGTTGAGCGAATCCCTGCCATTGCTGGCATAAATTCAGTTTCGAATAGTCAATTAATTAAAGTTCGTGTGCCATCTGGTCTTTTTCGGCACAAGCTTCACTGCAATATTTTCTCGGTTCGTCTTTTGATAAAGTCCCGTGCATGAAGTGAAGCATTCTTTCAATAGCTTTGCTTTCTTCAACGTCTTTTTTGCAAAGGTGGTAAGCACATTTTATTTTCTTAGTCATCACCATGACTCCGCCTTTACAGGTAAACCATCACGACCGAGGAAGACTTTAATCATGCAGTCAGTAATGCATGTTTTTGTAGTCAGGCTACGAATATAAAGTTTTCGCTTTTTAATATTGTTTGCCGAGGCGATATATGTCCGGCCTTCATGAAGAACATAATCGCCAGGAGTCACACACTGACGTGGTATTTCATCAGTTCCGAAGTGATGAGCAATCATAATTATCTCCTTAATAAATTTCTCGTATTAAGAAAATTCCAGAAAACTATTTAATACTCAGCAACTGCTCGACGGTCATATTTTTAATTGCGCTTCGGTTTACAAGAGTCCAGCCCTGTTTCTCCAGATAAAGGCGGAAAGTGTCCAGGGTACAGACGAGAGCGCCATCAGGAACGGTTTCAGTGAATTCGACGTTGCCGAATTTGTCGAAGCGAACAACCAGAGTGCGCCCATCGCCCGGAATGATTTTGTTTGTGGGAGTGGGTAATGACTCCAACTTATTGATAGTGTTTTATGTTCAGATAATGCCCGATGACTTTGTCATGCAGCTCCACCGATTTTGAGAACGACAGCGACTTCCGTCCCAGCCGTGCCAGG